GGATTGATATCTGCGACAAGATAATGAGGATAGTCTGTTGCCATCATCACAGCGCAGGAACCCGCGAAAGGTTCAACCAATCGCGGGCCAGCTGGGAGGTGTTTTTTCAGTTCGGACATAATGGCGGTTTTGTTCCCCGCCCATTTTAGGATAGTGCTCATTTGAGACTCCCTGTGAATAAGTGAACCAGCGCCTCTACGGTTGTGAACGGGCGAATTGAAAGCATCACCCAACTACCCGGAATCCAGTTTCCCGGCATAGGAAGAACATCATTTATTGGCAGAATATGGGTAATAACTGCGGAGCATTCTCTGCCGGTATATTTGCCGTCGTGGTCCCATTCGCATAAAGAAAGAAGGTCACCGACTTTATAGCCCCGATCATCCTTCCTAAGCTCTGCACGTTTTTCGCCTGCAACAACGGCATTGAAATAAGCCGGGGCGATTTTTACCTGGTGAACGCGCGTAGTCATAACGCACCTCCGTTGTAGTGTTTGCTTTTTAACTCTGCGATTTCCTGACAGGTCACACAGCACTGCACGCCCGGAATAGCGCGGCGGCGAGCTGGCGGGATCGGAGCATCACACTCCGCACAGAGAACACGGGAAACGCCCGGCACTTTGGCGCGGGCATTGTTGATATGGCGCTCACGATCTTCCTGTTCGCGCAGCTGGGCGAGGTCCATTGAATCAGCCATTAATGCAGCTCCTGCGCTTCGTTCTGGATGCGTACCGCTTCAACTCGAAGCAGTTCGGCCGCCTCGATATGGCTCAACTGACGGGAAACGATGCGCACGGCCAGACTATCCAGACGAGCCGCCATTGCATCAGCGCGGCAACGACGCTCATCCAGGCGCGTTTCATTTAACAAAGCGAACAGGCCAGCATCGTCTGGGCCTGTTTTCGTTGAGTGGGTTTTAGTATTTTTCATATTCATTTCCTCAGAATTCGGGCAAAAAAAATGCCCGGCGGGTTTACGCCATAAAAAACGGGTTAATTAATTAGATATAACCAGAAACAGGGACGGGCTTACTTTTAATCTGGTTGATAATTTCAGCCTGCAAACCTTCTTTAAATTCTTTGCAGCATTCCCATTCAGGATCGACACGCAAAACAGCACCATCACGGGTTTTAATTTCAAAACCATCCGCCATATTTGGGATGATCACGCCCAGAATAATTCTCAATTCATTGCGAGACATGTTTCACTCCTTTAATAATCAAGCGAACAATGCGAATAATTAAAAAGGCTGACGGCTTAGCCGTTTTAGATGTCAGCCCGTTTAATAATTCGGACTGATCACGGCACGGGTGCCATCGCTTACCGGTTTCCCCAATTATCCATCCATGACCGTAGTGCATTGCCGGGCTTTGCTTTACCAGCAGCGAAGCGAATGAAGGTTCTTTATTCAGCATAAGCACCTCAGATCAGACCAAATGAAGCGCTGAGGCCCGTCACTGTATCAACAGCACTTGCCATTGCTGGGTTGTACTGTAGGCGCGCGTGCAGGGAAACAGCTGTAAGTGCCATCAAACGAGTAACAGAATTGATGCTTTCGATAACCTGGCGGCGTTCCGTTGTTGTCTGGTGTTCACCAGAAACAGCGCTTGCTGCAACGCGACCGATCTCTGCTGTAGCATTCAAAACGTAATGAGGCATTTTCTCGCTGGCTACTTCGTTCAGCGGCACACATGGCAGGCAATGGATTTGAGCCAGGAACCCATCAACCAGCGTGGAGTCCTCTGTGATATCCGTCAGCAGCCAAATATCCGGCGCCGTGAGTTGATGCGGTTGCTCCGGGTTTAGTTTGTTGCGCAGAGTCTGAACGTTCATGCCTGCGCGGTCCGCCAGCTTCGCCATGTTGTGGCGCAGTGCGAAAGCGCGGCAGGCCTCATCAAAGTGTGGATGTTTGGAAATCTTATAATCAAACATGTGAGCCTCTTAGAAAGTTCTCATAATTGAACTTACTGACCAACAACAACGCGGAAGTTGGAATGACCAAGGGACTCACGAACCTGATCGGTTTTGTACATCAAGTAACGAAGACATACGCGTCCCTTATTTTTCTCCTTTTTGACCATGTATTTAGCCAGTTGGCCATGATGGATTTTTTGATAAACAGAACCGCGAGAAATGCCTTCCCATTCCGCGAACTCTGCAGGTGTAGCCATCTCTTTTGGTACTCGAATTGAAATATCTGTACTCATAGTGCAGTATCCTTAGGTTTAAGTTAGTTTTATCTCGTTTTAGCTCACTTTTCGGGATTCCCTTTGCGGGATAACCGCGATACTACGATCACTTTAAGTGATCGTCAATGGAGTATTTGATGATCAACATTCAGGCAGGTCCCAATACGGGAGGCAGAGAGGCGATCGAAAGATTGCTTAAGGCATATGGATTCAGCACCAAACAAGCACTAGCTGACCATTTAAAAATTTCAAAAAGCACTATGGCAAACAGAAACTTACGAGATAGTTTCCCTGCTGAGTGGGTCATCCAGTGTGCACTTGAAACAGGGGTTTCGCTGCTATGGCTAGCCACAGGCCAGGGTGAAATGTTCACTTCAGAAGACCGAGAAAAAATTCCCGTAAACGAGTCAAACGTCACGCTTCGACCACTTTCAAAAATCGTTGCCCCCAGCATTAAGCAAGCAGAATTGAAGAATGGAGAGCTGAATAACGAAGGGGAAGTCTTGCTTGATAGCAGCTTACTGGACAGTGAGCCCGGCAATTCATTGTTTATAAAAACGTCTACTGACTGCTTTGTAGTGGATATATCTGTCAAACAGGTTAGCAATGGTTACTGGCTTGTCGATATTGATGGGGTGAAAAGCATCGTCAAGATTGCCCGAATACCAGGCAACAGAATTGTTGTTCACCAGGACGACTCATCCTTTGAGTGTTCTGTTGATGATGTGGAAGTTGTCGGGCGAGCCATTAAAGTAATCAAGAGTATTTAGCCATGACCATCAGGAAACAGCCGAACGGAAAATGGTTGTGTGAGTGCTACCCTAACGGGCGGGACGGCAAGCGCGTGCGCAAGCAATTTGCGACGAAAGGCGAAGCCGTAGCATTCGAAAACTTCACCATGGATGAAGTGAACAAAAAGCCCTGGCTGGGTGAAAAGGATGATCGGCGGCGTTTGTCAGAATTGATTGAGCAGTGGTACTCCCTTTACGGCCGGACGCTCGCAGACCCCAAACGGCTTATGGCGAAACTGAACATTATCTGCAATGGGTTGGGAGATCCCGTTGCATCTGAGTTAACCGCTGGTGACTTTACGAGATATCGTGAAGCACGATTAAAAGGTGAAGTGCGTAACGAAGACGGCGCGCTAATGTCCCCAGTAAAGCCACGCACGGTAAACCTGGAACAGCGTAACTTATCATCCGTTTTTGGCACCCTGAAAAAGCTGGGCCACTGGTCAGCGCCTAATCCGCTTGCCGGGCTACCAACATTCAAAATCGCAGAGGGGGAACTGGCGTTCCTGGCCACGGACGAAATTAAACGCCTGCTTGATGCTTGCGCAGACTCCCAAAGTCCTAGTCTGTTGATGATCGCCAAAGTATGCCTGGCTACCGGCGCTCGATGGAGTGAAGCCGAAAACCTTCAGGGACATCAATTATCAAAATACCGAATCACTTACACCAAAACCAAAGGTAAGAAAAACCGAACCGTCCCGATATCGCAGGATTTATATGACGAACTCCCTAAAAACAGAGGGAGGTTATTCACGCCATGCAGAAAAGCTTTTGAACGCGCAGTAACGCGGGCTGGTATTGAGCTACCGGAAGGCCAATGCACCCACGTACTACGCCATACATTCGCCAGCCATTTTATGATGAACGGTGGAAATATCCTCGTTTTGAGGGATATCCTTGGTCACTCAGATATAAAAATGACCATGGTCTATGCTCATTTTGCACCTGAGCACTTAGAAGATGCCGTTACTAAAAACCCGCTCAATGCATTGTTTAGGAAATAAAAAATGACTCTTCATCAAATTTTATCTAAAGAACTGAGGGATCTATTTGTTTATATTTTAAGGCGTTCAACTTTTCGCCCTCCCATTAAAATAAATGGTGATATTGTTTCTGACTTTTCAAACCGATGCGAACAGTTCAAAGAGTGCCTAAATGATTACATTGATGATAACAATAATGCTGCATCAGAAAGAGTCAAATCAAGAATAAAAACAATCGAAAGATTACAAAATGGGCTTACTGAATCTCTTAAAGCATTTTTATCTGGTAATATAAAGGATGCCTATGACATTTTTGATGAAGTATTATCATATCCGACCGTCTACAGACATTTGAGAAGAATATCCATTCCGCTAAAAGAAATTTGCAATGAACATAAACCATTATTCCGAGTAAGAAAATCCGAAAGGCCAGTCGTAACAAGAAAGGAAATTTTTCATATCCCTTTCACACACAGACACCTTGTTAATGCTCAACGTTATTCCGTTGCAGGCTTGCCATGTCTTTATTTAGGTTCCTCCCTCTATATATGCTGGCAGGAAATGGATAAGCCCGACTTTGATAAATTATATCTTTCATCATTCATATCTTGGGATGATGAATCCTATATTTTAAATTTAGCAGCTGATTTCCTTTACAGTAGAACAGCCAGAGGGTTTTATGGTGACATTAGCAACACAGATAATCTTGTTAAAATTTCATATTTAACTTTATGGCCTTTAATTATTGCATGTAATTATTTAAAGCAAAATGAGAATTCTTCATTTAATCAGGAATATATCATTCCAAATCTGTTGATGCAGTGGATAAGTCGACTTGAGGACAGGGCCATTGTCGGCATAGCATATCGCTCTACTAAAGTTAAAAAAACAACAAATACACATCTGGCTACTAATGTAGTTTTACCCCCGAAAGTTAGTTACGAAGACACTATCACTAAGCCATATTGTCAGAAATTACTATCAATGTTTGAGTTTACTCAGCCTGTTTCATGGCAGGTTTTAAAAACATTAGATTATAAAGTTGATAATGAATTAAATGAAGAACAAGAAAAAGCAATAAAATTACTAAAACGCAAAGAAAGGTTGAGTGGTATAAATGATTTAAATGAAGACCTCATAAGTCTTTATCCTTTAACAGACTTCTACAAACTAGAGCAAAGCATGGATCGACTTCTGCAGTACGATGTACTTGAGGTAAAAGTTGGCGGCACTTTGGCGGCAGAGCACTAAAAACGCATAAAACGGATGAATACAGAATAACACTAACGTGCTGTTTTTAAACGCAACATTATGTTTTTACTACACTAAAGATAGGATGTAGAAATTTCGGACGCGGGTTCAACTCCCGCCAGCTCCACCAAAATTCTCCATCGGTGATTACCAGAGTCATCCGATGAAGTCCTAAGAGCCCGCACGGCGCAAGCCCTGCGGGCTTTTTTGTG